AAAGAAATATGGGTTTAACGACAAGAACGTTTTTGAGTTAAACGTGCGCAAATGCCTGGTTAAAAAGGGAGATGAGTTTATACAAATGGGAATTTTTAATTTATTGCCGTTTTAAACAAAAATCACGTTTATAACTTGGAATCAAATCGGAATCCTATATTTGTCTAAAGATTAAACAAATGAGCATTTACGAGGGATTATATATACGAAAGGCGCGCAAATTAGCTGGCTACACACAGGAGCAGTTGTCCGAGAAAATCGGACTATCGCTTGCGCCAATTAACCAGGTTGAGAATGGATTGGAAAGCATAAGCCTAAACAGACTTAGAACGATTTGCGATGCAATTGGTTTAGAGGTTGTAATAAAGCGCAAAGATGGCTAAAGGGTTGCCGTTTACTAAGCCTGACTATTCTTTAGAGACTAGATACCGACTTAGGGACGGAAATTGGTCGCCTTGGATTAATCATGGTAAAGGCAAGTTTGAGACAATTGATATTGTGCAAAGACAAATTAGAATGCTGGTAAGCCATCCAGAAATGAGAGAGAAAGAGGTTCGATTTATATGGAACGGAATTCTTTGCGACTTTACTGGCAATCAGACTGGCCAAGTAATAACTTTAAAATAGATGTTTTTGGGTTTTGGTGACTGGAAAGGCTTGGGTTTTGCTCAAGCTTTTTTTTCTACCTTTGTATTATGAGCGGACGACCAAAAGCAGAATTCGATTTACCACAAGATTGGTATATTGAGATACTAAGCCTTTACAAAGAAGGCGCCTCAGACGTGGAGATTAAAGCATTAATTTACCAATGGAGAGGCTCATTTTCCAATGACCTTTGGGACCGTTGGATTAAAGAAGAGGAGCAATTTTCGGAAACCATAAAAATGGGTAAGCTAATATCCGAGGCTTGGTGGTCTAAATCTGGCCGTAAGAACTTAGAAAATAGAGACTTTAATTATACTGGTTGGTATATGAATATGAAAAACCGATTTAATTGGACTGATAAGCAAGCCATTGACGTCACAACTCTTGGAGATAAGGTGACGCCTCCAATTGAGTGGCTTAAAAGCGAGTAATGGAATCAATAAAACTATTAGATAAATACCAGCCTTTATTTTTAGCCAAGACTAAAAGCCGCTACTTTTTAATAACTGGCGGTCGAGGTAGTGGTAAATCGTGGACATTATCTTTGTTTTTACTTAATCTAACTTACGAGGAGGGACACGTTATTCTCTTTACGCGTTGGACTTTGACAAGTGCTTTTATTTCGATTATCCCAGAGTTTATTGACAAAATTGAGTTAATGAATAAAGCGGAGGACTTTGAGATTACGCAAAGCGAGATAATAAACAAGGCTACAGGCTCAAAGATTTTATTTCGTGGAATAAAGACCAGCCAAGGCACGGCAACCGCTAACCTTAAATCAATCGCTGGAGTTACAACCTTTATTCTCGACGAATCCGAGGAGCTAATGGACGAGGATGTTTTTGACCGTATCGACTTATCAATTAGAGCGGTAAACAAACCCAACCGCGTTATTTTGGTAATGAATCCTAGCTTTAAATCGCATTGGATTTATAACAGATTTGTAAAGAATCCTCGAAACGATACCAGCTATATTCATACGACCTATCTCGACAATCAGCAGAATTTAAGCAAGTCATTTGTTGACCAGGCTAAAAGGACACAAACGGAAAACTTACATCGCTACAATCATTTATTCTTAGGCCATTGGCTCGACGATGCTGAAGGGATGCTATGGAATAGGCAAATAATAGAACGTCTTAGGATGGCTAATCCGCCCCAATTAGAACGAATTGTTGTTGCGGTTGACCCAGCGGCCTCGGCTAATTTAGAATCCGACGAAACTGGCATAATTGTTTGCGCTAAAGACTCGATTGGGAACGGTTATGTCTTGGAGGATTTGAGCGGAAAATACTCCCCTAGCCAATGGGCAGCGGTTGCGGTTAAAGCATTTGAACGCTGGAGCGCCGATTGCATAGTTGCCGAGAAAAACATGGGAGGAGATATGGTCGAAAGCGTTTTAAGGTCGCAAAATACGACCGCAAGAATAAAGCTAGTAAATGCAACTAAGGGCAAATACGTTCGAGCGGAGCCAATCTATTCTCTTTATGAGCAAAACAAAATTTATCACATTGGCCAATTTCCAATACTTGAGGCTCAAATGATTACATTTGACCCTGACAAAGGCAAATCGCCTGACCGAGTTGACGCCCTAGTTTGGGGATTTACTGAATTACTTTTAGGCTCAAAATTTACATTCTCAATATGACCAAAGAAACTATTGCCTCGCTCATCTTAATGTTTATTACTTACCTTTTAATCGTCTTTGTGACCTTGGATTTTAATCCGCTTACCTGGCATTGGTTAGCTCGCGCGGCAATGGTTATAATTTGGTTTTATGGACTTGCATTTTTAGAAAAAAATAAATAGGTATATTTGTTAAAACGAATATGCTATGCTATTAAAGGCTCTTCAGAATTACATCACGCCACAAGTCACGCCGACAAAGACTTATCCCGACGTAAATCTACTCAATCAAATACTTTATGGCCAATTCACGGCCTCCACGCTTGTTGTTTGGTATGACTCAAACCAGCAAACATTTATTGACAAGGGTTACAAAGGAAACGCCCTGGTTTATTCAATCATTAGAAAGATAGCAGAAAAAGGCAAGCAATGCCCGACTTACGTTTACAAAGAGAGCGAGGCAAGCAAGAAATACAGAGGCGGAAAGTACAACTCAAAGGAATTAAACAGATTGCAAAGCATAGCATTTCGCAAAAAGGAGCTTGAGGACGTTAATTATTTAGACCCAGTAAACCAGCTAATTAAAAACCCTAATCCAATGCAAACTTGGAGCGAGTTTCTTGATTCTATGCTAACGTGGTACAATACTAGCGGCGAGATATTCGTTTACGGCTTTGCGCCACAGGATGGCCTAAATAAGGGCAAAATAAAAGAGATGTACGTTTTACCGTCAAACTATGTGGAAATAGTTGCTGGGAGTTTATTTGAGCCAGTACGGGGCTACAAATTGATTATTGGTGACCAAAATATTGAGATACCAGCTGACCAGGTATTACACATTAAAACAACCAATCTAACTTGGGATTTGAACGGCGCGCAATTGCGTGGAATGCCGCCGCTATTGGCTGGTTTAACAACCTTACAAGCTAATAACGAGGCGACCTTTGCTAAGCAAAAGACTTTCCAGAATGGAGGAGCAAAAGGTATTATTTCGCCAAACATTACAAACCCTGAGTTTTGGCCGTCTCCTGACCAAAGGGCAAAGATGGACGAGAGAATAGACGAGAGGATAAACGGCAATAAAAACATTAATAAAATAGTTGCATCCTCGATTCCTTTGCGTTATGATTCAATTGGATTGTCTCCTATTGCAATGGATATTATCAACTCACAAAACAATGATTTGCAAACTCTTTGCGGTCTTTGGGGTGTTAATCCAGTATTGTTTACATCTAACGCAACCTATGCGAATTTAGAAGGCGCTCAAAAGGCTTTGGTTACCGATGTAATTATGCCGCAACTCCAAATGATTGAGGAGAAATTTACTCAATGGCTTGGCAAGTCTTACGGAAATAGTTACGTTATTGACTTTGATATTTCTAGCTTTAGCGAGTTACAACCCGACGTTCAAGTTATTCTAGACACATACGGCAAATCTCCATACTTTACAGGCAATGAGGTTAGAAGCTTGTTGAACTGGCACGCCAGCGAAGACCCAGCAATGGACGTTCATTGGATACCTAGCAACGTACTACCAAGCGAGGAGGCTTTAGGTAATGCCACAACGGATTTTAGCGATTTCCCAGCCTAAAAAATGAAGCTTATAAATTATTCCAAGGTAAGAAGGTCGGCACAATCTGACCTAAAGAAATATGAGCGCCTTGGGATAAAGCTATTTACCGCGGCTTTAAAGCTACAGTCCAAGCCAAATCCGTCGCCTTTGCCAATGCAAGAGGCTTACATTAAGTTTTATCAAACTGTTTTTGTTGACTCGGCAACTAAAGAGTTTAACAGAATAAGACAAGACAACCGCGAGAAGGCTTATGTACCTGACGGTTTCTTTTTAAATACCTGGCGAGAATGGATTAAAGATTGGGTAACGGCCAACCTTGGCACGCTAATAACTGGCGTAAACCAAAACACCTTAGCGCAAATACAACAAATACTTGGCGAAGGGATTGAGCAAGGTTTAAACCCTTTCCAGCTGGAGAAACTTTTACTTGAGCAAATACCAAACATTGCACGAGCCAGGGCAATTGCTAGAACTGAGTCGACACGAGCTTACAATGAAGGTAAGAAGCGTTCGGCTACTGATTGGGCCAACCAAACAGGCACAACCCTTTGGAAGCTTTGGATACACGGCGGAGCTAAGGAGCCAAGGTTTCAACACATACAAGCGCAAGACAAACCGATAAGAGCTGACCAACCTTTTGTATTTACGACTAAA